ACTATGCGTACAAAAGAAAACTAGAAGAAGTCAACTATCGTATTGCTGAAATAGATGCGCAGCTTACTTCTATTGGTGGTCCTCGTATAATGAGCGAGGATGAGGCAAAATATCAAAAGGGCACCAAAATATATAGCAACATCAATATGCTAGATCTTTTTCAAGAACAAGATGATTTAATGAAAGAAAAACAAGACTTGATATATTTAATTAGCAGGGTACAAGTAAAGTTGAATATACTAAATGATGATGAAATGGGATTGATAGAAAAAAGATATAAGAATAAGAAAACTCTTAGAGATTTGGCAATTGAGTTATGCAGTAACAAAGATACAATATATAATCAAATCGAAAAGATTTTAGCAAAACTAGAAAAATAGACATGTCTATTGAAAAAACGCAGTATAATGGGCGTAGGCGAAAACCATGAGCAGAAATGCTTGTGGTTTTTTCTTATGTAGATTCGAGACTATCAGCAGTTTCCCTCTGAAATTTATTTGGCTTATTTTCCATGTGTACTCATATGACATACTTTGCTGATAGTTTCTAATGTATACAAGACAAGAGAAAGGGGATAAAAATGGGGCAGGGCAAATACGCAAGAAATAGACCGGACAAAGACGGAACATTCAGAGCTGCGTTTGACAAGAATAAAAAGACGATATACGCAACACAAACAATCTGTGCTATATGTGGAAAGCCTGTAGACTTCTCACTGAAGTTTCCTGATCCGATGAGTCCGACGGTCGACCACATTATTCCTATATCAAAGGGTGGACATCCATCAGATTTGCAGAACTTGCAGCTTGCACATCTATCGTGCAATCGTGGCAAGTCAGACAAAGTTATTAACAAAAAATACATAGCGGATAAGAGCATAGATAACAGGGTTTTGCCACAGTCAATGGACTGGAAAGCGTACAAAGCATAGGGGGGAGTACCCCCTACACCCATGCATTTCGCAACCCACACCCGTTACTGCGAATATTTCTCGCTGAAATACCATTTTTTTCACAAGTGACTAGTAAAATAGCCACTTTTTTTATGGAGGATACATGATGACGAATTACAAAGGAATAGCATATTTGAGACGTAAGTTATTGTCTAAAAGAAGCAGAGTAGAAACAAGATATCGCTACTACGAAATGAAGGATTTTCATCAACCTAGAAACTTGATGGTGCCAGCAGATTTACAGAACAAATTTAAGTTTACTCTAGGCTGGTGTACTAAGGCGGTTGACTCAATGGCCGACCGCTTACGGTTTAGAGGATTTAAGAACGATAATTTTAATATGCAACAAATTTTTGAAATGAATAATAGTGATATTTTGTATGATTCTGCCATTCTTGGAGCATTAATCACATCATGTAACTTTATTTACATTTCAGAAGATGAAACAGGATTTCCACGATTACAAGTTATCGATGGTGGTAATGCAACAGGGATCATGGACCCTATCACAGGCATGCTTGTCGAAGGGTATGCAGTGCTAAAACGTGATGATAACGATAATCCGATGATTGAAGCATGGTTTATAAAAGGAAAAACAGTTATCTACGAAAAAGGAGAAAATCCATATTCGGTAGAAAACACAGCACCATACCCTTTACTTGTGCCAATTATTAATCGCCCTGATGCAAAACGTCCATTTGGCCATTCAAGAATAAGCCGTGCTTGTATAAGCCATCAGAACAACGCAAAGGATGCATTGATGAACATGGCTATCTGTTCTGAGGTTAATTCATTTCCCCAAAAATACCTACTTGGAATGGATGCCGATGCAGAACCGATTAATGCAACGGGGAAAGCATCTATGTCGGACTTCCTACAGATTAATAGAGGGGAAGACGGAGGTGTTCCTACGCTAGGCCAGTTCTCACAAGCACAACTTGCTCCATATGTTGAAGAAATAAAAGAATATGCATCGTTGTTTACAGTTGAGACTGGTTTAACACTCGACGATCTAGGAATCGCATCCTCAAACCCAACAAGCTATGAAGCAATTAGAGCATCACATGAAAATCTGAAATCTATTGCAGAGAAGGCACAGCGATCATTTGGGACTGGTTTTCTTAATGCTGGATATTTAGCAGCGTGTGTTCGTGATAAGTACCCATACGCAAGAAATCAAGTGTATGAAACAAAACCATTGTGGGAACCAATCTATGCGCCTGATGCATCTGGTATCGCTGCGCTTGGTGATGCTGCACTAAAAGTTAATCAAGCAGTGCCTGGATATATTGGCAACGACAGTATGAGAGATATTCTAGGTATTGATGGAGATAACTTCTAATGAACGATATTGTTCAGAAAGCAAAATCAGTATATTTGCGATTGATTGAGAATGATATTGAACTTATCCGTCTTAGAAAATCGATTGAGAGCGGCAAAGCAAGTTATGAAGCGGCTCAAAAGTATAGTGAACGCTCAGGACAGTTGGCAAAAAAAGCAATCTCACTAGTCAGCAATGGTGATTTAACTGTTACGCAAGAGATTCTAAATCCGATTTTAGAAGCAAACTATCAAGATGTCTTGAATGTAGCGTCACAGGCACAAAATGTCATATACGAATCAACGAATGTTAATTTAAAACCTGCTACAGTTTCATATGACAATACATATGCAGAAGATATTTCTGCTAAGCTTGAAAACTACGATGATGTAGATGAAGCGCTCGATACCGCTGAGAATCTTTTTATTTCTGTTTCTCAAAACTATGTAGATGAAATCGGGAGAAGAAGTGCTAAATTCATGGATGAATCTGGCATTAACGTTTTGGTTTCTCGTGAATATGACGATGTGGGAGTACATACTACCGATAAAGGCGGTGGGGATGTCTGTCACTGGTGTCTAGAACGATGCGGAACAGATGTTCCATACGATGAAGCGTATGATATGGGAATGTTTGAACGGCATCCTGGATGTGGCTGCATTATAACCTACACAACGAAAAGAGGTGTAGTTATCCAGGGTAAAGGAGATTGGGAGACTAATCGATGGATAAACTTACGTGAAGATAAAGAAAGAGAGAAGAGGATACGGTCAAATGAATCATTTGTGCAAAACTATAAACCTGTAGTCCGTGGGACTGGGGCTGTCTTCAATACGTTAAGAGGAACAGAGATTAATGCGAAAAAAGTAGATGGATATGACAATGTATATATTTCTGATAAAGCTATGATTAAACCTAAAGCTCTGCATAATATCAGTAAGGCAACAGAATCCGCAATTAAGAAAATTAATATTGATGAAGGTAAAAAACCGACTGTCTTAATTGCAGATGGTTCAGAGATTAATTTTTCTTTAGCAAATTATGACGCTGTGAATAACATAATTTCCTTTACACCGGTTGTTGGCGATAAAAAGAAATTAATCCTATTGCAAGAGGGTCATGCAGCTGAGAAAGACCCATACTCGACACCGTTTCATGAAATGTACCATTGCAAGCAAGCACAAGAGTACGAAAAAAAACACGGTAAAATCACATCAGAAAACTATCACAATTATATAAATGATTTACGTACTGAATGTAAGAAAAAACTTGACATGTTAGGGATTACAGATAAAAATGTAGGTGGAATCAGTTATTATGCAAAAAAGATGTATTCACATGGATTTTTTGACGAAGTGGAAACAGAATACAATACTTTGATGGTTTTAAAGAGGTGATAAAATGATTTTAATTTTTCCTGAAGAGATAAAAAAACTTGAAGAAATTTACGGCCCTTATATGATTAACTGCAAACTTAAAGAAGATGCGCCGCAAGAGGCAATAGATGCTTTCAAAAAAGAAGGCGAATGGATTCATGAGCAATATAGATTAGCAGGTATGGAATAAGACATCGCAAAATTGCGGTGTTTTTATTTTACGGAGGTTTAAAATGAGTAAATTGCAGGCAACTGGACCGCCAATGATGAGAAACGGATAGGGAGGAGTTATGGCAGAACCTAAAAGATTAGGTCGCCAAACACCAACTCAATCCGTTATATTACCATACGAAAAAACGTATGGAGAAGAAGCAATCAAACTATACGAAAAATCAAAACGAAAAGCACAGGACTGGCAGAAGTTATTGATCTATGACTTACTTTCCTATGATGATGAAGAACTGTGGGTACATTCAAAGTTTGGATATGCAGTGCCTCGAAGAAATGGTAAGAACGAAGTTATTACTATCAGAGAGATATATGGGCTTTTAAAAGGTGAGCATATTCTTCATACTGCACATAGAACGCCTACATCAAGCTCTGCATTTAGTCGTTTGTATGACATTCTAGCGAAGGCAGGATATAAAGAAAAAAAAGACTTTACAGTCACCAGACAATATGGCTTGGAAAAAATCGAGATGATAGAAGGTGGTGGACTTGCGTCGTTCAGAACAAGAACATCTAAGGGTGGACTTGGTGAAGGATATGATCTACTTATCATTGACGAGGCGCAGGAATATCAGAACGATCAAGAGACTACATTGAAGTACGTTGTTTCTTCATCGCCAAATCCACAGACGATATTCTGCGGTACACCACCTACAATGGTATCCTCCGGTACAGTATTTACGCACATGAGGGAGAATACATTGGCAGGTAAGACTAGCAATACAGGCTGGGCTGAATGGTCAGTCGAAAGCATGACAGATGTAAATGATGTAGAGGCTTGGTATGAGACAAATCCATCGCTAGGCACGATTCTAACAGAACGTAAGATACGTGACGAAATTGGCGAGGATGAATTAGACTTCAACATTCAGCGACTAGGCTACTGGACAAAGTTGAATCTGAAATCGGACATCAGCGAATCACAATGGAGGGAATTACAGGTTGATAAGTTACCTAAGTTCAAAGGTAAGTTATATGCAGGCATATGCTTTGGTGCAGATGGGAAAAATGTAGCATTAAGTATTGCAGTTAAGACAACAAACGATTTAATTTTTGTAGAAAGTATAGATTGTCAGCCGCAACGTAATGGCTTAGGATGGTTGGCTCGTTTCTTAAAGCAAGCAGAACTACAAAACGTAGTAATAGATGGGGCAAGTGGACAACAACTACTTGCGGATGCGATGAAAGAGGCTGGAATTAAGAAGGAGCCAATCTTCCCTAAAGTGTCAGAGGTCATTGAAGCAAATGCACTTTTCCAACAATGCTTAGATCAGAAGATGATATGTCATAAAGGGCAACCATCATTAACTCAATCAGTATCAAATGTGCAACGCCGTGCGATTGGAAGCAACGGTGGTTTTGGTTTTAAGTCCATTAAGGATACAGTTGATGTATCTCTAATGGAATCAATGATTTTTGCATTCTGGTCATGTAAGAAAACTAAAGAACGCAGAAAACAAAAAGTATTCTATTAAGGCGACTATTTCAAGTCGCTTTTTTAGATATGCATCACTTACGTATACCTCACGGATTGAAGAGGAGAAAAGGAGACTTAATAAAATGGCAGATTTTACACCAATCACAACACAGGAACAGTTAGACAATCTAATCAAGGATAGACTAGGGAGAGAGCGTGAAACGCTAGCAAAAAAATACGAAGAATATACAAGCCCTGACGATCTTTCCAAGATTAAGGGAGATTATGACAAGCAGATTGCTTCATTGACAAAAGAAGCTGAATCTTCTGCTAAAAAGTACGCTGATTTCGACCGTCAAATTACAGAAAGAGACAGTAAGATCAAGAGCTACGAGACCGCCTCGGTAAAAACGCGAATTGCTCATGAGACAGGATTACCATATGAAATGGCGTCAAGATTATCAGGAGAGTCAGAAGATGATATTCGCAAAGATGCAGAATCTCTTGTAAAACTGATTGGCAAAAACAAGCCTATTGCACCGCTTGCCGATCAAGAAGAGAAGCATGACGGTGGAAAGAATGCTGCAGTTAGAGCATTAGCAAAATCACTTAAAGGAGAATAAAAAATATGGCAACTATTACAAAATCAACAAACCTATTTCCAGCAGAATTAGTATCAGAAGTATTTTCAAAAGCTAAGGGACATTCATCTCTTGCTAAATTATCCGGACAAACACCAATTCCATTTTCAGGCAATACCCAAATGGTCTTTGCGATGGATGGGGAAGCGTCTATCGTAGGTGAAGGCGAGCAGAAGCCTGCTGGTGATGCTAGTTTTAACCCTGTAACAATTACACCAGTGAAGTTTGTTTATCAGCATCGTTTAACTGACGAATTTACTAAGATGTCTGAAGAACAACAACTTCCATATTTGGAAGCATTTGCGGATGGATTTGCCGCTAAGATTGCACGTGCATTAGATATTTCTGCTTTCCATGGTGTTAATCCAGCTACAAAGACAGCTGTATCTGGTCTAGCAACGAAGAACTTCGATATGTCTACAATTGCTACAGTTACAACAGCTGCAGGTAAGGAAGATGAAGATATTGATACTGCTGTACAGGCTATCACAGGCGAAGATGGCGTTGTAACAGGTATCGCAATGGCTCCAGCCTTCAGCGCAGCATTATCCAAGATTAAGGTTAATGGTGTAGTGCAGTATCCTGAGTTCCGCTTTGGACAAAATCCAGAAGCATTCTACGGCATGGCATCAGATGTAAACAACACAGTATCCTTTGGCACATCTAAGGACTTAGCCATTGTCGGTGACTTCCAAAACGCATTTAAGTGGGGATACGCTGAAAATGTACCATGTGAAATCATCGAGTATGGTGATCCAGATGGACAAGGCGACCTAAAGCGTACAAATCAGATTGTATTACGTGCTGAAGCATACATTGGTTGGGGCATCTTGGATACTGCATCCTTCAAGAAGATTGCTAAGGCTTAATCATGCAGTATAGAAACATTAAAAACGGACGTGTGATTGATGTTTCATCTGTTTTAATTAGTGATGTATGGGAGGCGGTTGAAACACCGTCTCCTGTAAGTACTAAAGAAAAGAAGGTGGTAAAGGATGGCAAACAACCTAGCAAGCGTAAATGATGTCAATACTATTTGGAAACCTTTATCAAATGCAGAGCAGGAACAAGTAGAAGCGTTACTTCCGGTTGTCTCAGATTCGCTACGACAAGAGGCTAAGAGGGTTGGAAAAGACCTGGATAAAATGATTGCTAAGGGTGAAATACTACCAAACGTAGTGAAGTCTGTAGTTGTAGATATTATCTCTCGATATTTAGATCAGTTATCATCTGATAATGCCAGTACTCTATCACAAGAATCTCAATCAGCACTAGGGTATTCATGGTCAGGAACATATGTCAACACCGGTGGTGGAATGTCTATCCTTAAGAAAGACCTAAAGCGGTTAGGGTTAACACGCCAGCGCTTTGGAATGGTGGACCTATATGGCATCCATTAAGGGAATTACTGTTAAAATCATTCCACAAGTTCAGACAGGGACAGATGCTTTCAACGCACCCATCTACACGGATGGAGATTTGATAGAAGTTGATGATGTTCTGGTTGCTCCAGTGGGTTCGCAAGAAAATCTAGATGTTACAAATCTGTATGGAAAAAAGGCACAGTACCAACTTGGCATTCCTAAGAGCGATACACATGTATGGACTGATGCAATTGTAGAGTTTTATGGTTATCGCTGGCACGTGTTCTCACTACCTCAAAAGGGTATTGATAAAATGATTCCATTACGTTGGAACGATAAATACTACGTAGAACGCTATGAGTAAAGGCGTTTTAGAACGTCTAGAAATCAATAGAGAAGGCGTAGGTGAGTTACTTCGTTGTCCTGCAGTGCAGGGCTATATCGAAGAACTGGCACGTAGGCAGGTATCAAGAGCAGGTGAAGGCTACGAGTATAAAATAATGTACTCATCAAAGGATGGACGTGTTACAGCTCTTGTTAAAGCCGCTAGCGATAAGGCAAAAGAGGATAATCTAGAAAACAACACGCTTTTAAAAAGTACACAGGGGTAGATATGGTCGAATCAGAAATTATTAAACTGCTAAACAGTAAAGGTATTAAAGCCTATATGGAGCGACCTAAGAGCGCTCCTGATGAGTATGTGATCGTCGAGAAAACAGGAACATCTAGTAAAGACTGGGTAACAACGTCAACGATTGCAATTAAATCACACGCACCATCGTTATTGAAGGCGGCTCAATTAAATGAGAAAACTAAAAAGGTAATGGTATACGCAAGTGTGCGAGGACTGTCATCTATACGCCTTATTAATGATTACAATTTTACAAATATCGCAACAAAAGAGTACCGCTATCAAGCGGTTTTTTCTGTTGTAACAAGACAATTCATGGAGGAATAATATGGCAGAAGCAAATACAAATAAAGCAACAAACGTTTCAACAAGCAGCCCTAAAGTCACAGGCGCTGTATATTACGCTCCGCTTGGAACTACACTACCTACAGATGCAAAAACTGCTTTAGATGCAGCTTTTAAAGGTGTTGGATACATCTCCGAGGAAGGTGTTACACGCTCACAATCAAGAAGCTCTAATGACATTAAAGAATGGGGCGGCGGTGTAGTAACAACTGTTCAGACGGAGTACAAAGAATCATTTAAATTTAAGATGATTGAAACACTTAGCGATATTGTGCAGAAGGCTGTTTATGGTGAAAAGAATGTTACAGGTAAGTTAGATGGAACAACAGCAGCATCAATGACAGTTAAACATAACGCATTAGAGCCAGTTGCTAATGCATGGATTATTGATACTGTCATGCTGGATGGAACACTATCTCGTATCGTTGTGCCAAATGCTAAGATTACAGAACTTGGAGACTTAGCATACAAGAAAGACACTGCTATCGGATATGATGTAACACTTAGCGCAATGCTCGATGCTAATGGAAACACATCATACGATTACTATCAAGCACCAACTGCATAGGAGGATTAAACAATGAAGGGTAAGACAAAAACAGGTTTTGAAATTGAAATTAAAGACAGCGCATTAGATAACTGGGAATTAGTTGAATTATGGGGAGAAGCGGATAAAGGAAATACCACTGCTCTTATCTCAGCTATGAAGATTTTACTAGGAGAAGATGGATATCACGCATTTAAAGAACACGTACGCTCATTATCTAGCGATGGAGTAGTGCATGCTACCAAGATGAGTGAAGAATTATCGAGCTTCATGTCTTCGATTAATAACGGAAAAAACTAATTGCCCTTGCCGAAATAGTTAATAAATATGGTGATGAGTTGACCTGCGATCTAGCAGAGACTTATCACCTTTTTAACTATAAGGATCTTCCACCAACAAAAGTGGCAGTTCTTATATTCGGCTTAGGGGCAAAATCAAGAATTTATAAGAAAATGCAAGGCATCCAAGAAATCTCTGACTATTTATTGCTTCCGAGCATACATGATCGCTTATCTGAGATTGAGTATTTTTTGATACGAGACAGAAATATGGAGATGCCGACCAGATTAGTAGATCTAGTTTTAGGTCGTAAAGAAGAAATGGGTTCAAAAAAGGATACTTGCAAAACATATATGTCAGTAGATGACTTTAATAAGTCTAGATATGGAGGTGCATAATGGCGAGCGGAATTGAATTAGCGAGCGCCTATGTGCGACTTATTCCGACTACAGAAGGAATAGGGAATGCTATTTCCGATGCATTGGGGAAAGAAACCCCAAAAGCAGGCGAAAGTGCCGGAAGAAATACAGGTAAATCATTCCTAGGCTCATTTACAAATGCAATGAGTGGAATTAGTCAATCGCTTAAACCTATTGGAGACGAGATGACTAAGAGCCTGACACTTCCAATTGCGGGGCTTGCAACTGCGTCTATGGCAGCTTGGAAACAAGTTGATGACGGAATGGATACAGTTATCCAAAAAACTGGAGCTACAGGTGGCGCATTAAAAGATTTGCAAGATTCAGTTGAACTCATAGCAACTAGTACAGAGTTTTCATTTAAAGATGTTGGCACAGCTGTTGGAGAGGTCAATACACGATTTGGGGCAACTGGCGGGACATTAAACAATCTATCAAATAGGTTTTTGCAGTTTGCAAAAATTAATGGCGTCGATGTTAATCAGTCAATAGATCAGGTACAGAAAGCAATTTCAGCATTTGGTTTATCAACCGATGATGCTGGTGCATTTTTGGATACACTAAATAAAGTTGGTCAAGATACAGGCGTAAGCATGGATGTACTGGAATCTGGATTGATTTCAAATTCTACAGCATTACGTGGTATGGGCTTGAATGCTGCATCTTCCGCTACATTATTAGGAAATCTCGAAAAATCTGGCATTGATGTTTCGACTGCTATGATGGGTCTTAAAAAGGTACAAGCAAATGCAATGGCTGAAGGAATCAGCATGCAAGATGCCTTTGTAAAAGCACTATCTTCTACAGATGGTGCAATTTCTGTGTTCGGAGCGAAGGCAGGCCCACAATTGTATTCTGCTTTCCAAAATGGCACTCTATCTGCAGATATGTTTGTTGATTCTAGCGTATCATTGCAAGATGCATTAGGCTCTGTTGCAGATACTTATACAGCAACTTTAGACCCTGTTACCAATTTTAAAATTGCGTTGAATAACATACAGTTACTTGGATATAAAATTGCTGAAGCAGTCATGCCTGCTTTAAATGAAGTTATTGCCACATTAATTGATACCGTTGTCGGTTTAATAGATAAGTGGGAAGGGTTAGACCCTGGTATGCAACAGTTTATTCTTGCTTCTGTTGGGGTTTTAGCTGCAGCAGGTCCTGTTATTTCTATTATTTCTGGTATCACAGGCTCAATTGGTAAATTATCTAGTGGGATATCGATGTTATTAGGACATCCTATTTTATTAGCGATTGGTGCAATTATTGCAGGATTAGTTCTGCTTTATCAGAATAACGAGGATTTCAGAAACTTCGTTAATGAAGCATGGAAAAACATTCAAGAAGTAGTTGGCGGTGTCATAGATGCGATTGCTGGCTTTTGGACTAACACACTACAGCCGACGCTACAAGCAATAGGTGATTTTGCACAAAATACATTGTGGCCAATTATTCAAGTTATTTTTATGGCTGTTGGGGAAGTCGTTCAAGCAGTCTTTAGTTTAATTGTTGGCTCATGGCAAAATATTCTTTTACCTGCCTTTACAGCAATAGGCACATTTCTTAGTAATGTGTTAATGCCAGTTTTTAGCACAGTATTTAATGGAATTGTGACGGTTGTATCAGCAGTTTTTAGCGCGATTTCAGATTTTTGGAATAGTGTTTTAAAACCTGTTTTTACAGCAATTGGTGATGCGGCGAAATGGCTTATCGATGCAGTGAAAGGGCCATTAGAGACAATTCAAGATACTTTCACAAATGTCTTTGATGGAATCAAGTCATTCATATCTCCGATTGTTGATTGGTTGAAGGGAATCTTTAATTTTAATTGGAGCCTTCCACATATCGATTTGCCACACTTTAATATTTCTGGAGAATTTTCTTTAGTACCACCAAAGGTTCCGCATCTTAGTGTAGATTGGTTTGACAGAGCTACAAAGAATCCGCGTATTTTAGATGGTGCAACTATCTTTGGCGCTAGTGGGAATACATTGCTAGGTGGTGGCGAAACTGCAAGAGAAATCATTATGTCTGAAAACTATCTCAAGAATTTATTAACAGATGGAGACACCTCATTATCAAAACGTTCAATTACTATCAATCAAAACAACTATAGTCCTAAAGAACTTAGTCCTTTAGAAACTTATAGACAACTTAAGAGAGCATTACTGGAGACAATCTAATATGGGATATAATAAATATTTAATTATTGAATCTAATGGAAAAACATTAGACTTTAGAAATGACAATCGGTTTATTCTATGTGATCCAGTTGATGGGTTAAATCCTGTTAGTGCAGAGTATAGTTCATCTAAAGGTGCTAATTATGACGGCGAAAGAATGACAAGCGCTAGATTATCGATAAGGACACTAATGCTACGGATTAAAGTGCTAGAGCCTGTTGACGAAAATAGACATGCTCTGCATTTTTTCTTTATGTCTAAAAAGAAAGTAAGGGTATATTACTACAGTCCTAGTTTGAATGCATACATTGATGGGTATGTTGAAGGCGTAAGCGATCAACAGTTCTATAGAGATGATATAGTAGTAATTTCGATTCGCTGTTTCTCTCCATATTTTATTGAAACTTCAAAATCCATAACATCGTACAATACGGTAAGTTATGGATTCCATTTTCCATTTAGCATTACTGTGCCAGTACCGTTCGGCAGTTTGTCGAGTACAGACCACCAATCCGTGCTAAATAGAGGCACTGAAGATGTTGGATGCACTATCCGCATAAAAGCAATTGGTGGAGATGTTATAAATCCAGTTATCTACAATCAGACAACTGACAAGAGAATGCATATCAAAGCAACAATTAACAGTAATGATGAGCTCTTAATTAAAACGGCTGTAGGTGAAAAGAGCATCTTCTATATAGATGATGTAGCTTTAGATAAAACGAATATGATTGATAGTTTGGATAGAACTAGCGATTGGATCACGTTGTTATCTGGGGATAATTTAATCTATGTCAACGCTGAATCAGGAGTGAAATACATGCAGGTAATTGTTGAGAACGAAACGTTATATAACGGGGTGTAATATGCTTGTGAATGTTACTAAAAATGATGGATTAAAGCTATTAGGAGTCATCGACAGTTATTCAAGTTTAATATGGACTGAAGCATTTAAGACGGTTGGTGATTTTTCTTTAGAAATACCGTTGACAAAATCCGCATTTGAGATGTTGAAAGTAGGAAGACAACTTTATCTAGATAAGGATTTAGCCCATAGAATGATTATTGAGAAGGCCCAAACTAAAGTCTCTTTAGATAAAGGGTTGATTCTTATTGCAAGTGGTAGATGTGCTAAGTCGCTACTTTCCAGAAGAATTATTTGGGATGAAATCAGAAAAGAAAATCTAAACTTACTACAAGCGATTGATTTGGTTATCTCTCAAAACATGAGGGGATTACCAATTATGTTTGATAAATCTAAACATGCATTTTTAGAAAAGTATAAAACTGATGGAACAATCAAAAGCGCTAGCATTTTAGATTGGCTAGAAGGTTCTTTAAAAGAATTTAATTTGGGGTATAGCTTGTCTTTTGTTAATGGGAACTATCTACTTGAGATTAAAGAACCTAGGAACACGAATGTGTTCTTTTCTTTTGAACGTGGCAACATGATTTCAAATGACTACTATGATGATATTTCAAGGTACTCGAATGTAGCGTTAATTCGTGGAGAAGATAGGGAAAACGCTCCAAGAGTTACCCAGAGTGTTGGGGATAAAACTGGTTGGGATAGGTTCGAAACATATATCGATGGTTCAAGTTATAGTTCTGAAATAGCAGGTAATAAGCTAAGCGAGCAACAATATAAGAACATGCTAAAAACATATGCTATGCGTGGATTAAAGGATATTAAAAGACAATACGATGTAGAGGTTGACTCTGGATTAGATAATCAATTTGATAAGTATTATTCTCTAGGCGATATTGCTCACGTAAAATCTTTTGATGGGAATGATGTGCAGGTTCTTGTTTCATCAACAACACTATCTGATTCAGTAGATGGGCGTACAATTTTGCCAACAATGGAGGTGATAAATAATGGCGTTTAGATCAGGTTTTTTTAATGCAAAACAAAACACAGATGGCACGTACGATAGAACGTATGATGCAAATGATATTTCAAATTATTTAGGCGGTTTAATCAGCGATGGAGTAGTACAGTCATCTGCAGACGCTCTACAGGTCAGCGTTGAACAAGCATCCATGCAGGTTCAGATTAGACCAGGTAGAGCATTTTTAAATAATCGATGGTTTACTGCAGATTCTGTAATTACTTTGCCTTTAACACGGGCACACGGTACTCTGTCCAGAATCACTGCGGTCGCGTTACATTTTGATGAAGTTAATAGGGAAGTGATACCGGTGTGTATCGATGGAACATTAGCAAGTTCTCCAGCTGCTCCGCAACTGGATAATAAGTACTTATTATTGGCTTTAGTTGCGGTTCCTGCAAATCCTAGCAATTTATCACAAATCACAGTAACTGATTCAAGAAAATTTGTACATGCATTAGTCAAGTATGATTTTGACCAAAGTGTTTTGCAGAGGGAATATATCAAAGCGTTTAATGCCTGGTTCGAATCTGTCAAGAATCAACTTAGTACAGATGCAGCAGGCAATCTGCAAAATCAAATTAATGAAATTACAAATGCAGTTACACCTAGTAATCAAAATGTGACTATTAAAAAACAATTAGATGTTGAAGGAAAGCTGCATGCTAAGAATGGATTGGTTATCGGAGGAAATGATACGTTTATCGTAAAGCGATTTAGCGCTAGTGGTGCAAGAGCTACATTTAATGCGGTAGTAGGTGACAAAGAAGATGTACGTATTACGATAATCGCACCAGAAGGCTATGCTGCAATTGGAGTAATCCAATCGTATACAGATTATAGAGCAAGCGCATCATTGTACAATTTCAAAGATAACGTTGCATATTGTTCGGTTTTTAATAGTAGCGGATGGGCTGGTGTTTCAACTGTGGTTAGCATAGATGTACTTTATGTTAGATGTAAGTAGGAGGATAGCCAATGATTATTGACGGAAAAAAATTCACAGAAGTTGAAAGTGCCAACAAAAGTATTGTTACTTTCAATAGAACAGTTTTTGAAAATTTAAAAATATTAATTGATTCCTTTGAGGTTGACGTGATTCACGGTATTTCATTTGGTGACGGAAACATAACTTATAAAATGTACACTGAACCACTTACTTTCTCTAAATCTGCTACAGGATATACTATTTCATTTATCTTAAAGGATGTTCCTGAAAAAGATATAGAAGCAAATCGATATAAAGAGGTACGCCCATTAGTGAATGGCATTCTACAGACTACGGATGTTGAAACGGTCAAAAAGTACATTGCTTTCCTAGATGACTGGCTTCCAAATAGAAAATACCAAAAGGGACAGCGTATCGCGTTCAATGGAGTGCCTTATTCAGTTGTCTCTGACCATACATCAAAAGAAGACCAGACTCCTGATAAGACGCCTTTACTTTATGATGATTTAACAAAGGAAAAGAAAGCAGAGCTGTGGGATGAAAAGAAAACCTATAATAAGGGTGATTTAGCTATTGCACGTGGAATTGTGTTTATCTCAAAAATCGACAACAATAAGGGCAATGAACCGGGCTTCGGTTCTGCCTGGAATTACAAGAAATAAATATTGCTATTAAGAGCATGCATATAGCGTGCTCTTTTTAGATAGAAAGAAAGAGGTGGAAAAAATGGCATTACAAGGAATTGACGTTGCAAGCTGGCAGCAAAGCCTAGACTTGCGACAAATTAGTTACGACTTCGTAGTTGTAAAGGCGACGGAGGGAACCGGATATATTAACCCATGCTGCGACACACACGTGCAGCAGGCAATCGAGATGGGTAAGTTATTCGGCGTTTATCATTACGCAAACGGAGGCGATCCAATCGCGGAAAGTAATTTCTTCTTGCAGAACATTCAAGGATATATCCGTAAAGGAATTCTGGTTCTTGACTTTGAGGGAGAGAGCAACGCAGCATGGAACGTTTATCCAAACGAATGGATCAAGGCATGGTGCGATAACGTTTATAACCAGACAGGCGTGAAGCCATTAGTTTATATCCAGGCGTCAGCATTAAATAAGGTTGCAGGCGTAGGAGATTACGGCTTGTGGGTTGCAGAATACGCAGACAACAATCCGACATACTACCAGGACACACCGTGGAACGAAGGAGCGTACGCATGTGCAATGCGCCAATACGCAGGAGGAAACGGCCGCGTTTATGGTTATGACGGAGGCGTTGACCTTGATAAGTTCTACGGCGACGCAGAGGCGTGGATGAAGTACGCAAACCCAGGAGGCGAGTATATCGCACCAGCACCAGCGGCGGCACCTGTGCAGGTTGCTGCGGCAGCACCAGCAGTAGGTTCGACAACATACATCGTTCAAAAGGGCGATACATTGTCGGCAATTGCGGCAAGATATGGAACAACATATCAAAACCTGGCTGCAATTAACAATATTCCAGACGCAAACAAGATTTATCCAGGGCAAGAAATCATCGTCAGTGGTGAACCTGTTGCTAACACAAGCGATGAAGTGTATTACACAATCCAAGATGGTGACACGCTTTCTGGAATTGGAGCTGAACATGGCGTTTCTTGGCAGTGGTTGGCAGAAGTTAACAACATTGCTAATCCGGATCTGATTTATCCAGGCAAAACAATTCGTGTTAGATAGGTGGTGATACGTATGATGCCAAAATTTGATGCCGAAATGATAATCACGTTTATCTTTTGGATCGCTGGTTCTATCGTTACAGTCGGTGGTGCTACAGCAATACTGGAAAGATGGACTGTTAAATTTAAGCAACCTGAAGAAAAACAGAATGCACGATTAGATGACCACGAAAAACGTATATGCAAATTAGAAACGGATCGTGATGATATGACCGAACAATTGCTTGATTTAAAAGAGATGAGCCGTTTGCAGTTGGCGCAAATCTCTGCCATCGCAAACGGTGACGCAGATGCAATCAAAACAGCAAGTAATGCAATCTCAAATTATTTAAGAAACAAAATATAGGAGGAAAAGAAAATGCTTATTAAAAACAACAAGACTTATGACGTATTAAAAGAAGTTGCACTTACGATTCTGCCGGCATGCTCGGTATTGTACTTGGCGCTTGCCGGATTATGGGACTTGCCATATCCGCAGCAAGTCAGTGGAACGATCATGGCAGTCGATACTTTCTTAGGTGCATTGCTGCATGTATCAACCAAACAGTACAACGAAGCAAAAGCCGAAGAAGATTTGAAATAATTTGAAAGCCTACTCTCATTGCGAGGGTAGGCTCGTTTTTTTATGCTTGCATGCGTAAATTTGTGGTCAACTTTTTGGTCAACTTTTCTAAAATATGCATACGATTTTATAGGTGTTTATGCACAAAAACGTGTATTTATATGCGTTGATAAGTACCTGTAAACGTGCTTAATCGTCTCCCTGTTCCTGCGCCATAGTCAAATTAAAAAACTCGCTTAATAGCGGGTTTTTTAATATTCTAATTTATTTTTACGGAAATTCTTACGGAAAAAATAATTTTCTATTGTATATAACTGTTTTTCAATCTTCATCACTATTTCAGTCTAAAGAAATGCAATTAATGCCAAAGTAAGCATGGATTAAGAGATATCATCATGTATAGGGATAGGAATCTTAGAAGCGTATATGATGAACTCACTTTACAAATGAATGTCTTGATACTAGTTTTCATTAGTTTTGTACTATTTTAGGATATACATAAAAACCGATTGGGAAACCTAATTTTATATAAATTTGATTAGGGCTAATAGTATGCAACTTTTGATTTAATCTCTTGCATCTTTTTAAAATAGAATTGTACAATTTTCTGAAATCATTTTTTGGTAAAAAACATGCAAAAGTGATGATGATATTATATAAATCTTGCTTTGGTACATCTGCTGCAATGTTAAATCTTTCATGCAAGCTTTTAATATACGAAATATTTCCACGGCACTTAAATGTAAACAAACTTGAGTTATGAGCAGTTGTATTGCGTAGATTTAGCAAGTTATCTAGCATTTTATCAAAATCGTTTGGAAATATTTTTGAAGAAGAATCATTTAAATTTTCATACATAATTGAATTAAATATATTAATAATTTCTGCTCGTTCAGCATGTTGCATGATTTTGAATAAATAAACGACATTTCCAAATGTTAATTCGTTAATTAGCACATACATCGGGACATCTTGATGGTCTTTAGCATAGTGTTTTATTGGATTTGGTATTTTCTGGTTTATTTGTTCAGTGATGTTTTTTGCTAAAATTTCAATTGTTTTCGCAATGTTTAACATATTGCTTTGGTTAAAATTATAACTGTCTTTGCTAAGGCATGCATATAAATCGGAATGTTTACTGCAGAAAGCATGAGCTATGGTAGACTTCAGATGCTTTTCAATTAATAATAAGTATTCTAATATATCATGCTTCAGTTCATTCTCGAATTTATGTATTGCAATAATTTCATCGAATGTTGTTCCATCAAGATACTCATCTGAAATTGTATCTTTTCTAAGAAAGTCACGAGCACATGAGTTTATAACATTGTAATAATTATTCAAAGTTAATATTGTTTAGCTATTTCTGTATTTGAAATAATTACATTTCTTTGTTGTAATCTTTGGATTTGATCATCAATACTTAAAAATGATTTCATAAATTATATTCTCATAAAAAGAAAATCCACTCCCAATAGAGTGGATAATCACGCAAACGGGCTTCGCAAGTATCCGCAGCTTTTAAGTGTCCTTATCATACCTTGATAAAAAATAATTGTCAAACAAATTAAATCTATTGCGCTAAATTAAATCTATTGCGCTAAATTTTTCTGAATCGGAGTTGAAGTTGATATATTCAAATTTATTGAAAGTTCCTCTTTGTGTTATTTTCCTAGCGGAAGAGAACTGTGTGAGAATTTTATAATTAGCATAAACAACTAAGAACAAGAAATTTAATTGTCTATAGTGTTTATATTTTGACTGCAATTGAAAGAAATATAGAGAAATTTGATTAATAATAAGAATATAGAATGGTTATGAATATAGATGTATATTGGATGATAGGAATTTTGTGACTGATATTTCGAGTGACTGATTTTTGCGATGTTGTATTTTCAGTGGTTACTTATACATAGTTAATGATAGGTGTTTATTATGCTTAATAAAAAATACAGGGTATAGGTTGATACTCTGTATTTATATTTGTTATTTATTGTTGTTTTGCTCGCCTTGGTTAGGG